CACTAGACAATCAAAAGTAAAAGGTCAGGGTTCAGGTCAATTTCTTCCAAAAAGAGTAAACCCTAGTGCTAAAAGAATAACAACTACAACGCCTACTGGTAGTGGTCGTGGAAAACCACCGCCACCAGTTAAGCCGGGATCTACACAATTAAAAAAGCCCGGTACATCTGTTATTAGCAGGCCTTTGCAAAGAATTAATACAAACAGAGGTCCGCAGCAGTTAGCAAATAGAGCAACTGTTGTTACCGGTGTTTCTGAGCTAGTCAAGCCAAAAAAATCTGTTGCAGACACTAAAACTAAAACTAAAAAGTCTAAAGGTGTCGTCACAGGCCCTGAACTTGATTTACCTAAAAAGAAAAAAACACCAAAAGTTGTTCAAAAAAAAGCTCCTGTAAAAAAGAAAAGGAGCAATATTGTAGGATCTTCTACTTATGACCCACAATTTACTTATGACAATTTAGTAAAAAGAGGTGGTAAAAAGTTTGCAAAAGCTAGAATGTCACCAGAAAATTATGCAAAAGTTAAAAAGAAAGCAGGAGGTGGTGCTATGAAAAAAACTATGAGAATGACAGGTGGAGGTTCTTTAAAGTCTGTTCCAGAGGGCAATAAAGGCAAAGGTCTTAGCAAATTACCTACAGAAGTTAGAAATAAAATGGGATACATGAAAAAAGGCGGCAAACTAACTTCTAATAAAGCAAAAATTAATAAGGTCACAACCGGATTAAGAAAAGCAGTTAAGGCTCATACAGGTCAAGCAAAAATGCTTTCATCTATAAGATTAAATAAAGGTGGAAAAGTAATAAAAATGCGTGGCGGAGGAGCTGCTACAAAAGGATTAAGATTTAATAGAGGTTACTAATTGTCGAGACTTATATGTAACCTTCCTGCAATAAATCTGTGGGTTAGGAAAGAATATTTAAGAGACCATCAAGATGGTCATGGTGAATTTGTAAAAGGTGTTTGGGTATCTTGCAAGTCTTTGCCGGGTAGGGCTTTTTACTTTGAAACATATTTACCAGAATATGGTGCAATGTTTGATAAACTTCCAATAAGCGCATTTGTTAGTGAGCCTAAAAAACCAAAACCAGATCTGCCTTTGTACAATTTACAGTTTTGGAATTGTATGGATTACAATGTAACTTGCATACAAAAACAGTTCATAGGCTCTATGAGCTATGAAGTTTATACAAGAGATGCGGGTGCGGTTAAAGGTTCTTATGTAGCCACACTTGATAATTATCATGGTGACATAGATACGGTTGATTTTAGCACTAGTGAAACACCAGAAGAACATAAGTCGCACAATATTATAGAATTAGAAAACGGGCAGTATTGTTTATATCCTAATAACAGAACTAGAATATATGATAATAGCTTGACACCCGCAGAGCCATTAACACCTGATTTTAAAGTTAGTACGCATTATTATCAGGTAGAAAACGAGAATAAACTAGAAAGATTTGGAGATAGTGAAGAATATTTCTATAAATCAAAGAAAGAGAAGTAATGCCTTATTCAGTTGGTAAATATGCATATGGTATTTGTGATAAGACAGGATTTAGATATCCGCTTAGGGAACTAATACCAGAGATTAGAAACGGCTCAAAAACTGGCATGATGGTCGGTTATGATGTTGTTGACCCAGATCACCCTCAGAACCATTTAGGCAAATTTAAAACTGATGACAGTCAATCGTTGCTAAATGCAAGGCCAGACAGAATAGAGCCTGCAACAGAGAGGCTTTTATTGGTAAATCCATTTACAACTGCTGCAGCAGATAGTGGTAGCACAGTTGTTACAGTTACAGAAAAAGATCATGGCAGATCTACATCAGATAGAGTTAGATTTAGAAACTGTTTAGGATTTGATGGATTAACAGCAGCTAACTTTAATTTAGCAACAGGATATGTTATAACTAAATTAACAGATGATACATACACTATTACTGTTGCAGCATCTTCTACATCTGGATCAATTACAGGTGGCGGTGTGTTTGCTACAGTAGGACCAGTTACTTTGGAGGCTTAGATGAGCTTTACATTTGCGCAGCTAAAAACAGCAATACAGGATTATACTGATAATTCTGAGACAACATTTGTAAGTCATCTATCAGACTTTATAAAAGCAGCAGAAGAAAGAATATTTAAGAATGTTGATTTAGAGATATTCAGAAAGAATGTTACATCAGCATTATCAACAAGCGATAAGTTCGTAACAATACCAACAGACTACTTGGCGTCTTTTTCATTTCAAATTACTACAGCAGGTAGCGAGTCTTTTCTTTTACAAAAAGATGTAAACTTCATACAAGAAGCATATGATGCTTCATCCTCCACAGCAAAGCCAAGATTTTATGCGCAGTTTGATGCAAATAATTTTATCGTTGGCCCTACCCCAAACTCCAATTATGCAATAGAATTACATTACTACTATAGACCAACTAGTTTAACTGCTGGTGCAGATAGTGGTACAACATGGTTAAGCACTAATGCCCCGTTTGCGTTATTGTTCGGATCATTAGTGGATGCATATTTATTTATGAAGGGTGAGCCTGACTTAATACAACAATATGAGAAAAGGTTTATGGATCAATTAACAAGACTCAAAGATTACGGAGAAGCAAGAGAAAATACTGATGCGTATTCTGAGGGTTTACCTAGAGCGCAAAGGACATAGGAGTAGAATATGGCAACAGCAAATGCAGCAACCACCTTTTTAGAAAATAGAATTTTAAGTTTAATTTTCAAAAATAACGCAGCATCTTTTAGTACACCCGGCAATGATATATTTGTTGGATTAGCTACAAATGTAACAAATTTTGATGATTCAACAGGTGAGTCTGGAGACCCAGCTATAACAGAGGCGACTTTCGGTGGATATGTAAGAAAAAGAGTTAACCATGCTGATTGGACATTAACAGCTGAATCAGCAAACACACAAACTTGTAAAAACACAAATGCGATTGAGTTTAATGAATCTACAGGAACAGATAATACGATTTCTCATGTGTTTATTGCAACTGCAGAAACTGCTAGTTTAGATGTAGTTGGCTCAGGTGGTAATGTATTGTTTATAGGAAAACTTGACGCAAATAAAGTAATATCTACTGGTGATATATTTAGAATTAATGCACTTAACTTAACAATAGAGATGAAATAATGGCGTTTGTAATAAACGACAGAGTAAAAGAAACAACAACTACAACTGGCACTGGCACACTTACACTAGCAGGTGCAGTTACAGGTTTTGAAACTTTTGGGACTGGTATTGGCAATTCTAACACAACGTATTATGCCATAACTTTACCCGGAACCGCTGAGTTTGAAGTTGGTTTGGGTACACTTAATAGTGATTCTAGTACAATAACTAGATCTACAATTATTAGTAGCTCAAACAGTGATAGTGCAGTCAACTTTAGTGCTGGAACAAAAACTATTTTTTGTACAATACCAGCATCTAAGTCAGTTCTTTTAAGTGATGTTGGAGCATCTACATTAGATTTAAGTTCTGCTAATATACATGCAGGTCGTTATGGAAGTTCTTCTTCTCCTATAAGCATCTCAGTTACTGTTGCATCTAAGTCGGCACATCCATACCAAGGTGATGGAAGTGGTCTTGCTTATTATTTAAACGGAATAGAATCTCCTGCTTTAACTTTTCACGGTGCAGATAATGTAACCTCAGACTCTGGGTATTATTATAGGTTTGATCAATCAGATAGTAGCAATAGTGGTCATCCACTTAGATTTTATTTAGATGCTGAAAGAACAACAGCGTATACAACTGGCGTTACAACGAATGGAACAGCAGGAAGTAGTGGTGCATATACTCAAATAGATGTAGATGAAGATACTCCTAATATACTTTATTATCAATGTTCTAATCATGGGTATATGGGTAATTATGCAATTACATTAGGATCTAATAAAGTAAATCATACTAAAGTTCTAATAGATTTTCCAACTGCAGCAGGAACACTTGTAGGAACAGGTGATACAGGTTCAGTAACTAATGATATGTTAGCAGGAAGTATTGCATCATCTAAATTAGCAGGAAGTATTGCAGATAGCAAACTTAGTACAATAAGTACGGCAGATAAGGTGTCAGGTGCAGCTGTTCAAGTAGATGGCGCAACAGATGGAACATCTATTACTATTGCAGATTCAGATAAGTTTTTAATAGATGATGGCGGCACTACAAAATATGTAAATGCTTCTCAAGTAAATTCATATACAAGCGCTAATGCTACGGATGCAGTAAATGCTGAGCATGTTAAAGTAACCGACAATGAAAGCACAGACGAAGAAAATCTAATCACATTTGTAGAAAATGCTACATCAAGCACTGGTAATGTTGGTTTAGAAATGGATGGTAATTTAACTTACAATCCAAGCACTGGCAGATTAACTGCCACACAGCTTGCAGGAACTTTACAAACTGCCGCACAAGGGAATATTACATCACTTGGAACACTAACAACCTTAACAGTAGATGATATAACTATAAATGGTAGCACTATATCAGATGCAGGTGATTTTACGTTAGATATCAATGGCAATATAACGATAGATGCTAACGGTGGAACCATTACATTTTCTGATGATGGTAGCTCTCTTGGAACTATTACATCAAGTGGTTATTCAGGAACTGCTGCAGTTGCTACTGTAGCTACAACAGTAACAATAACAGATAACGAAAATACTAATGAAGATAACGCAGTTGTATTCACGGCAGGTGGAGATGTTGATGGTGGAAATCTTGGTTTAGAAAGTGACGGAGATCTAACATATAATCCTAGCACTGGTCGATTAACAGCTACTCAATTAGCAGGAACTTTGCAGACAGCAGCACAAACAAATATTACATCAGTAGGAACTTTATCAAGTTTAACAACATCTGGTAATATAGAATTAGGTCATGCAAGTGATACCACTTTATCAAGAGCAAGT